CTAATTAATATTGGAGCAAATGCAATAAAACAAAATAAAACAGTTATACATTATACATTAGAATTAAATGAAAATTATGTTGGACAACGATATGACTCTGTCATAACAGGAATTGCTGCACAAAATCTAAAAAATTATACAGAAGATATTGAAGAACGATTAAATGATATTTCTGGAGAGTTAATAATAAAATATTTCCCAACTAAATCTACAGGGGTCATGGGAATAAAAGCTCATGTAGAAAAAACTATTATGTTAGGGCAAACACCAGACTTAATAATAGTTGATTATGCAGATCTTTTAAAAGTATCTAGCAAAGATAAACATGAAGCGTTAGAAGAATTGTATGAGGATCTTCGTGGTATGGCTGGCGAATATGGCGTTCCTGTTTGGACCGCTACTCAAGCAAATCGATCTGCGTTAGAAGATGATATAATAGAAGCAGATAAAATAGCTTCATCATATGGTAAAGTTATGGTATCAGATTTCTTAATGTCATTGTCAAGGAAAGTAGAAGATAAATTATCAGGAACAGGAAGAGGACATGTTATCAAAAATAGATTTGGTCCTGATGGTATAACTTTGCCTAGTAAAATAAATACTAATAATGGCCAGTTTAACTTTTTTGAGCCAAACACAACACAAGGCAGACAAACTACGCAAACAATGAAATCAGGGGAATCGTTAGTTAAGAAAAATTTAGCACAAAAATTTAAAGATCTTCAAGAAAATTTAGGTTAGTCAATATATTTATATAAAAATAAAGGGATTGTAATAACGATCCTTTTGTTATTTCAATATTATAAAAAACGGAGTTACAATTATGAACATTTCAAATAAAATTTTATCAGACATTACAGTATATATGAAGTATGCAAAATACTTACCAGAACAAAATAGAAGAGAAACATGGGAAGAATTAGTTACAAGAAATAAACAAATGCATATTAAAAGATATCCTGAATTAAAAGATAAAATAGAAAATGTTTATAAGTTTGTATATGATAAAAAAGTTTTACCATCAATGAGATCATTGCAATTTGGAGGTAAACCTATAGAAATATCTCCTAATCGTGTTTATAATTGTGCATATTTACCAATTGATCATACCGATTCTTTTTCTGAAATAATGTTTTTATTATTAGGTGGGACCGGTGTAGGATATTCAGTACAACGACATCATGTAGAAAAATTACCACCAGTAAATAAAC